GTCGCAGTTTCACTTACCCATTGAGCTGAGAATTGACCTGTTCTTTTTGGAACTTCAATCCCTCTCTTATCGGTACTTCTAACTTTGACAATAGACCTCATTGGTGAGAACTCAGTCACAGACTTAATAAGTTCTGCAACATATTCTGTCGGACAGTAATAACCACCTAACGAATCATCTGACTCATAAAGTGCTTTTGTTTCTTCAGGGTCTAACTCTTGTGACCTTAAATATTTACCAAATGCTTTCATTTGTAAGTCCACTTCTTTAGCAGAATTACCTGTTTCAGGTCTTGCTAATTTAGTTTCTAAAGCATCTAATCTTTTTTTTGCATCTTCTAATCCTTGTTCTTTAAGCTCGGCATCTTGTTTCAGTTCTGCTTTCGTAGCAACATCATCTGCAAGTTTATCTACCTTTGCTTGAAGAATAGGGTCAGCGACACCATTTTTTTTGATTTCATCAATATTCTTTTGGTTTTCACTTTTAAAATCTTCAAAAGATTTACCTAGATTATCAATTACATCATTAATTTCTTCAGACATAATAACCTCTTATGGTTTAATTGTGTTAATTAACTGATTCATGCTTTCAACAACATCTCGTTGCTCATCACTCCGATATGATTTGTAAAGCACTTGTGCAGTATGTTTTGCAACAGCTACAGATTCACAACCAGCATCTCGCAAGTGTTCCTCTATCTCTCTTACATTCATTTCAGCAAGTTTAACTTTTGTTATCTTCGCTTTCGGATTCATTGGGAATGTGACTAATGATATTTCCATTAAGTCTACAGATTTAATTATTCTTTTCTTCTGCTTTGGGTCATATTTATAATCATCAGGCGATAGTCTATATCCTATTGACATAGAATCTAAAGCACCCATTTTCATAAGCTCATAAACTTCACGACCTTTTTGTGTACCCATTGCTAATCTGCCTTTGATGTATAACCCTTTATTATCTTCTTCTAAAGAATCAATGACACCTATCGGCTCATCTGTTTTGTGTTGATATAATAATTTTACTTGTTTTGGTTTTCTATATTTGAGTGTGTTAGCAAATGCACCCTTACGAATGACATCATTTCCTAAATCTTTGTTGTTAAATACCGAGCCATAACCCTCGAATGTACCATCTTCTTCTGTATCTAGCTGTTTAAAATCACAGGGTACATCTGTAATCATCTCTTTTAATTGCTCTAAATCCTCTTGTATTTGACTATTATCCATTCAACCACCCAAAAAGTTAGTAAATATACGAGTATTTTAACCATATTTTATAAAATAAGTCTATATTTATTAAAAAAGACTTTACTTTATACTTTAAGTATAATATACTGTATATATAAGTTAATGAAACGAGGAAAAATATGAAAAACTTAACAAACAATGAAACTAACCTTTTAAAACTAATGAATGATGAGCATGACTTTTGTGGAATTAGTTTAGATGCTATTAAACCATTTTTAAAAGATATTGATTTAACTGAAAAACAAGCAAGAGGTGTTATTTCATCTTTAATTAAAAAACAAATGTTGTTAAATAATGGTTTCACTGATGGTGGTTCTATTGATAACTCATATTCACTACAACTATTTGTTAGTCAATACATGGTTGAAGAGGGATTATTTGAGATGGTAGAGGATATGTCTTGGGAAGATTTACTTAAACTTAAAAAATAATGAATGGTGTGGGTATCACCTAAACTACCCAAAACAATTAACAAAACAAACGAGGAAAATATGAAAGAAATAATAAAAGTAGTTAAGGATTTAAGAATAGCTTTAACAGATAAAAGGGCAATATGTAGACAAAAAGGTGGAAAAACTTTAACTCAGGATATCATAAAAGATATGACACCTAAAGATTTGTTCAGTTTACAAATGAAAACTGAAACAAGCAATATAAGGATTGCTAAGGCATATAATAAGTTATGGGCAATTACAAATATAAGAACTGTTACAGATTTCAATAATTTGATGCAGACTTTAGAGGAGAGGAAAATATGAAAGAATATAGAGTAGATACAGAAATAACATTGGTTGTTCCAATAACTGTTGAGGCAGAAAACATTAATGATGCAAAAGCACAAGCAATAGAAGAGGGTTATAGTAGTCATCATCATGGTGAGTGTGTTAGAAAAGTTAGAGTCGATACAGTAGAAAAGTGTTAATCTAAATAAAAAAACCAAAAGAAAGAGTCATAGCAATATGGCTCTTTTTTTTAATCTACAATTACATCATCTTCATCATAGTACATAGTAAAGCAACGACAATTAACAACATTACTAGCACCACCATTTGAATCACCTGTATATTGCATGAGCTGTGGTATTGGGTCTACTTTACTTGGTGCAAAGACTTGAAAATCATCTTCAATAGGTATGTTAGTACCATTCATGCTAGTGTGCCACGACCTCGTTCTTTCATCTATCGCACTTAACCATTCTTTTCTAGGTTTCTTCAATGCTAATCTTCTAGCAATTTTATTATTACCATAATTATATGCTTGATGAGTTTCTGTCCTTGCTATTACTTTACTTCTTCCTGTACTAAATGCTGTAGACTTGGCTATTTGTTTAGCAGTATCATCTTGTCCGAATCCCTCGCTGACTGAATAAGCGATAGCAGACTGTATTTTTTTTCTAGTAGTTTCTGTTATGTAAGTAACATTTTGTGCAGTATTAGTAGTGACATAATCATAAGTGACTTGTGCTACTTCATCTTCTGCTTTCTGTAATAGTTTAGATGTCTTAATAGTTCTTGATGATTCTTCAATCACTCTTTTAGCATTTATTTCTAACAACTTATATAAATCTTGCCAATGGTCATCATAATATTTATCAGGTATCTCTCCGAGTTCTGCATAATTTTTAAAAGCATATCGTTTATATTTATCAAAGAATTTATCTAGTTTTTTAATTAAGGCTCTAGTCAATGTGATATATATCCTTAATGCTTGTCTATATTCTTTTCTACGATTTATTCTTAATCTAGCCATTCTAGAGTTTCCTGTAAGAGTTCAGTTTGTGTACCAAAAGTTTCTGTAAACCATAAAGGATTCTGATGATAAGACTCATTTGATGTTCTATGATGATGTGGGCATAAAGGTATGACCTCATAGTTAGATGCTCGTTTACCCATCATTCCTTTCTTAATATGATGCAGTTCTGCTGGTGTATCATAGAAACCGAGCTTTCGACAAGCAATACAACCTAATTCTGCAACTTTTTGCATATGTTTCTTCTCAGCCAATGTTTTTGACTTCATTATAACTTTCTTAAAGTTTTAAACCTATGTCCAACTATTGTATCTGTCGGCTCATCTCCACGATAAACCTTAATCAAACAAGCTGGATTATCTTCTGTAGCATTTAAAGTGAAACTTGTTTTAGGTACAGCTAGTTTACCTGACCTAACTATTCTTGTTATTTTCCCTTTGGCTCTACCACCTGATGAATCCCAAGAAACCATATCGCCTACTTTTAAAGCATCTGATTCTGCTTTACTTTCTCTTTCTTTCATTATTTGGTTTCTTTTAGATTTTGACCAACTAAAACCAGCATCACCACCCCAAAGCAACCATGCTATTTTACCAGCACTTGGATATCCCTCAGAACCTGAATTAAATCCACGACCTTGCTTATCTACTTCGTGTCTACTGAAGAAACTATACATTCTTAAAACAGTATCAGGAGATAGTCTTTGTTTATTAACTAACTGATTGGCTCTCGTGACTCCTACTTGTGTGCCACCACGATTAAATTCTTTTCTTAACTCTAATCCTCTTTTCGCATTGTTAGCCATAGTATCTGTCGGCACTAATTTCAAATCGCTTAATGCTTTACTATCTGCTAACAAAGATTCATACTCCTCATGAGTTTCACAAGGCATATAAACTGTCTGACCATCTTCTGTATGTGAATGAATACCAACACAACCTATTTCTTCGGCTCTTTCTTGTGCCTCTTCTTCAGTAGTAAAGGTATCGACATCAACTGCCTCTTTTTTACCATAAGCTAACTCAAAGTCTTTTTCATTTCCCTCTGCATCTACAGGTTGGTCATTATCCTGAACACTAGAGGCATCTACTTCGCCAATAGGGAATAAGTTGCTTGGTATATATAACTCATCAGCACCCTCTATTTCTTCAAGTCCTAACTTCTCTCTTGCCTCATTACGAGTCATAATACCATTCTGTACTGCTTGTGAAACATTGAGATAAACTTGTTTAGTCTTTTCTGCCATAGCTGGTATGCTGGTTAAATCATATTCAATTCTAATATCGCCATTATAAAGAGGCGATAAGAACTCATTTAAGTCAGATTGAACTCTAGTCAATAGAGGAATTACTGTTTCTTCATATAATGCTAATTTTGCAGTTTCCATATTGCTGTAAGTATTAGCCTCAGGAATACCAATTAATTGTGCTGGAACTCCGAAACATAATGCTATTTCCCTTGCAGATAAGTTAAGAAGTTCTAAGAAGTCCATGTCTTTTGGGTTTAATCCTAATTGTTTATATTCAAAATTACCCTCTAGCAACATGGGTCTGCCTGAATTTGAACTACCTTGAAATCTCATTTCTAAATCTTCTAACAGTCTTGCTCTTTGGTCATCTGTTAAAGTAGCAGACATTCCTGTTTCATCTTTTGGCTCAAACTTTAACATACCACTTGGAGTGCAACCATTTTTTAATAATGCAACATTATGTAAACCAGCAAGATTATGTTGGTCAATATTGTAAGCACTTGCCAATATTGGACTTAATCCATAAAAGTCATCTAAAGGATTCCATAATTTAATTTGTTTTAATTGTGAACGACCATTGTCTTGGTCTACAGGATATTCTTTAATAATTTGACCATCTACTAAGTAGCAATAATAATCAGGAATCATTGAAGAACTTGATTTAATTTTAATTCTGTCAGGTCTTAATAAATATAATTCTCTTGGTGGTGTATCGTTTTCTGTATCTCTTAAAAGATATGAGTTTCCTGAAATAAGTAAGTAAGAATATAATGAGGCAAAGTATTCACCACCACTTTGCAAGGGATTGGGTCTTTCTAGTAGAGATATTAGCTCATGGTTTTCTAATTCAATATCGCCATCAAATACTTTTATTTTTACTGCACTTGCTGAATCAGCAATTAATTTTACACATCTATGTACGATTGCATTGTCTTGATAACCCTCTTTGGCATAATCTTTATATCTTCTAGCAGACTTACCCATGTATGCCTCTAGTCGATTAATCATAACTGTTGGCGATTCTTTTTTCTGAATACTTCCTTTAAAAAATTTATCAAATATACCCATTACAACTCCTAACTAATCTTAAATATTGCTTGACCACTATTCTGTAGTGATGTTATTGCCCAAACTAAGGCATCAACCCTATCATCATGATATTGTACCCCATTTCCTGTAAACTGGCACATCTGTTCTTCTAAATCCTTGAATACTCCTACATGGTGAATCCGATTCTGCTCATACAGTGCTGATATCGGCTCGGCTCTAACAATTTTTCCTCTACTTGCTCTAACACTTGTATAAGGAATTGATTGATTCTGTGTTCTTAATAATCTCTCAATCAAATCGCCACCATTATTAACCTCTGCTACAATCCTATCACATTCATATTGTTTATAAAGTGATATGGCTTTCTTAACCCATACATCAGGCGAACTCACTTGGCTACCATCATGCAATATGTAGTAATGATTATTAATATCACGACCAGCAACTATCATTCCTGTTTCATCTGAGTTCTCGTTACTGGTAACTGCTGGGTCAATAGCAACAACAATTCTTTGTAAGTCTATTGGATAGTTTGTTAATCTATTTTCTTCAATGTTTTTATAATTAAATAATGCACCCTCAATATCTTCTAGGATTTCTGCATAGAGTTCTTGTCTACCCATGCGAGTACCCTCATATCTTTCTTTTAACATTTGGATAGATGATTCTGCAAGGTTGTCAATGTTCTCAAATGTTGAGCCTGTGATTAACTTGGTATCACTTCTTTTAGCAAGAGTCTTTATTATCTTGGTCGGTCTAGGTGTTGTGGTAATAATGCACTTAGGATTTTGACCTAATCTTAATGCCATCATTAAGTTATCGAAAGTTTCTGTGTATCTCCAAGAGGCTAACTCATCACACCAAACCCTATGAAACTGAACACCACGAAGTCTGTCAGGCTCTATTGCTGGGAATCCAATTATCTTTGAACCATTATAGAAATGTATTTCATTATCTGATTTATTATATCCAATGTTACTGAGTAATCTTTTATCAATTATATTTATAAAACCTGAATCACCAGCAAATACAACTCTTTTTAAATCTCCATATGTTGGTGCGACTACACCACAAACTACATTATCATTTCTTAAACAGTATTCTACAATGTCGTATGCACCTGTTAAGGTTTTACCCCAACCACGACCAGCAAGGAATAAATGTATATTAAATTCATTAGTGTCCTCTACTAATTGTGTTGGTCTTGCTTTATCGTACCAATCAATGAGTAGATTCGTTGCTATCTGATTTAATGGATTTAGTTTG